TTAGAATGTGGTTTCTATAGGTTCGAATGATATTTCTATATTTATGATTTAATTATTGTATATAGAAATATATTGTAATGTAATAATATTTTTATATGTAATGTATTATTTCATAATCTTAATAACTTAAAAATATTATTATATAAAACCCAAAAAAAATTAAACTTTTGCGGGTATTCTAACTAAAGTGACAAGGCAGCTATAATTTTAAATGTAGTTATACAGTGTAATTAAAACTTTTTTTTTTTAATATTATACATGGCATTCTAAATTTTTTTATGATCCATTGTTCTGATTCGATGCCCGTTGCTAATTTACTTAAAAGTACGATTATTTTATCTAACAACAATAAAAACAATAAATACAACCTAAATATAATGATATCATCTATAAGTATGTGATTTGAAAGATGATTTTTATCTTCAAATGCTAAAGATATAGGTGTTTTATATCTAATATACGCTTTATTTTCAGGTTTGGTGGGTACAGCTTTTTCTGTGTTAATTAGATTAGAGTTGTCTGGTCCCGGTGTACAGTTTATAGCTGATAATCAATTATATAACAGTATTATAACTGCTCATGCAATAATTATGAGTGCGCCGCTGAGCTGTGGTGAATGGTTGGTTCTAATAGAACTCACAAACGAAAGTAGTTGTGTAAAGAACTATCAGGGTGGTGGAGCCGAACTCCATGGGGAAACCCGAACACCTAAGCTGATAGTAAAGGGAGTAGACGGGATTAATATCCGAATCCTAGGTAATACTCCTGATCTAAATCATGAAACGTCTAGGCTAACGAACTTGATCAAACGCATTAACCTTCACAATTGGAACTCTACTAAATGGATAGATAGGGTAGATGCGTTATTTACTTTAATTTTATCATTAGTTTTAAAGCTACTTTCAATAAATAACGGGTTACCTCGCAAAGAGGACAAACATTGCGCAAGAGACCTATCATGATGTGCCATCCCAGGGAACTGCGGGATCACCTACGGGAACCCTCGCTTGGGGGTACCTAAGAACCGAACGAAAAATTCGGGACCCATCATGGGTGGTGACGGAGTCGTCGTAGTAGGAATAAGCGGCCGAAGGGCGACAGTTTCAAATCTGCATGTGAGAACATTGACTTCAAAAGCCGGCAGCAATGCGACACGGGGCAGCGAAGTCGAGAAAACACATAACTCTATCGAAGTAAATATTAAAGTTATAAGTAACTACAAGAACTTAGTGTCAGCCTACGAATTAATCAAAAGTAATCCAGGTAACATGACCAAAGGAGTGAAAAATGAAACTCTTGATGGTATGAACCGAGGATACCTCGAAAATGTACAACGAAAGCTAAAGGCTGGAACATACCAATTCAACCCGGCCCGAAGAATACAAATCCCTAAGCCAGGGAAAAATGAAACCAGACCCTTAACTATAGCCTCCCCTAGAGAGAAGATAGTTCAAAAAGCGATACAGTTAGTAATGGAGAGGTTGTACGAGCCCATATTCCTTTCATCTTCACACGGATTCAGACCAGGGAGAGGAACACATACTGCTATGAAGCAGCTGGAGTCCCAATTCCAAAGCGTAAGATATGTGATAGAAGCTAATTTCTCTAAGGCATTTGATTCAATTCATCACGACACTCTTATGAACATAATAAAAGAGCGGGTCAAATGCGAAAAGACGCTCAAACTTATCAAAAGCAGTCTGAAAGCCGGGTTCATTGAATTTGGTGAACTACACAATAACCTAACCGCTGGAACGCCTCAAGGATCTATCTTAAGCCCTTTACTATGTAACATCTTCCTACATCAATTAGACGAATTTATAGAAGGACTGAAAGTAGAATACCAAAAGGGAACCAAAAGACAGAGGAGTGCAGAAAACACCAAGCTTCAGAACCAAGCTAAGTACTGAAGGATGAAAGGTTATGATAAAACTAGGCCCACTCTATACAAGGCTATAATCAAACAACTACTAAAGTCAGATAGTATAAAAAGGGACGACTCGTACATCAGAGTACACTATGTTCGGTACGCAGATGATTTTGTAATGGGAATCATAGGTAGCCACTCATTAGCGAGAATGATACTGGAAAGAGTTGAAAAATTCGTTAAAGAGCGCCTGAATCTAACGTTTAATGCCGACAAAACAGGAATTGTAGATTTTTCCAAGAACAATTTCGACTTTCTAGGATATAGTAATAAAGCCGCAAGCTCGAAAGGAAAACAAAAACCAATAGAGAAAATAAAACTTGGACAAAAAACTATCACTAGAAGAAAGAAAATTAGAGTGTCCATAGAAATGGATACTAGTAAAGTCTTAAAGAAACTGGTCGAAAACGGGTTTATACGAAAGAGAGTCTCTCATTCCAAACACGACGAGCTAGTATACAGGGGTACGTCCAAGGGTAACCTTATAAACTTAGACCACCCGGACATACTTAAGTATTATAACTCAGTCCTGAGAGGGATACAAAACTACTACAGCTTCGCCAGAAATAGAGTCTCTGTGGCAAGAATAGGCTGACTGATTAAAGAGTCCTGTGCTATGACCCTAGCAAAAAAATTTAGGTTGAAAACAATAGCGAAAGTATTTAGGAAATTTGGAAAAGACCTGGGCTACGATGTGAACAAAGAAACTAGACTTTCCTTTGCCGATATCGCGTATACCAAAGCTACCAACATAGCGAAACCTGGAAACACGACACAGGACCCTTTAAAAAACATCGAGAAAGTATGGAACGCTAAATTCACCAAATCCAAACTAGGGGCAACTTGTATAATATGTGGTAGCCCAGAGAGTATAGAAATGCATCATGTAAGGCAAATCAGAGGTCTGAAAAATCCGAACCAGAAACTAGATTTCTATACGAGACAGATGGCCGCCATAAATAGAAAACAAGTCCCACTGTGTAAATTCCACCATAATGGACTACACAACGACACGTGAACTAATGAGGAGAGAGCCGCCTTTAATTACGAAACTAAGAGGAAGAGGACAAACAAACCAGGATAAGGGAATGTCGCCCCAATGTCCCACCTTCCAATCTAGAGGTATTGCCGACCTAACCTATAGTATCAGTAATTACCGAGACGGCGCCTAATAAGACATCGCGGTCCGTAACCTGAGCTATTAACATTGGGATCAAACTCCGGACTAGATAACAACATACTAAATAGAGATCGTAAGAAGACATCTCTGCTCAGTAGTAGATGAACATAACAATCATGCACACTTCGAAAGGGGATCAGAATCGTCAGATATGAAACGGAGAGCCGTATGATTGGAGACAATCACGTACGGTTCGGAGGGCGGTGGAAAATGCAAACGATCCAGGCCGACCCTACTATTCTTTATGGTCGAAAAATTTTTTATACTAGAATTGCAACCTTTAAATTTTCTTTACAAAATAAATAACAATAGTGATAGTTCACTTTCAATGAGTGAATCTAATAACAATAACAACGATAACAATTATAATGAAAATAATAAACATGAAAATGATGAGAAAAAATATAGTGATAAAAAATATAATTATATTAAAGTATTAGTAGATGACCCTTTTAATAACAGGGATATTATACTTAATGTTACTAAAAAACAAAAAGGTGTTTCCTCTTCTACTTTTAATAACTTAAATCCTTATTGAGTGACAGGGTTTTCTGATGCTGAATCATGTTTTGGGTTTAGAGTTCGTAAAAACCCTAAACTAATAGTAGGTTGAGAAGTGATTCCTTATTTCTTTATAAACCTACATGTTAAAGATCTTTCTATCTTATTAGATATAAAAGAATTTTTTGGTGTGGGTAATATTAGTAGTAATAAAGAATCCGTATTGTATCAAGTTAATTCTCTTAAGGATTTAGTTAATGTTATTATTCCTCATTTTGAATTATATCCTTTATTAACTAAAAAGAAAGCGGATTTTTTATTATTTAAATTAGCTATTGAATTAATTAAAGAAAAAGAACATAAAAATATAGAAGGAATACATAAACTAATAGGGATTAAAGCATCTTTAAATAAAGGCCTTTTAAAAGGTGAATTAAATTCATATTTTAAGAATATTCTTTCTCAAGAAAGAACTGATGTAACTTTACCAGAAGTGATAAATCCTTATTGATTTGCAGGTTTTACAAGTGGAGATGGAAGTTTCTCGGTAGAAATTCTAAAATCTTCCTCTCATAAAATAGGACATCAAGTACTTCTTAAATTCTTAATAACTCAACATAATCGTGATCTTGAATTATTGAAATGTTTTATAAGCTTTTTAGGGGGAGGTTTTATAAAAGAGCGTAAGGGTATTTCTGAATTTAGAGTCATAAAATTATCACTTATTACAGAGAAACTTATACCTCTTTTTCAGAAACACCCTATTATTGGAAATAAAAATAAGGATTTTCTAGATTTTTGTCAAATCGCTGAATTAATGAAGAGTAATGCTCATAAAACTCAAGAAGGGTTAGATAAAATTCGAGAAATTAAAGCAGGGATGAACACAAAGAGAAAATAGATTTTTATTACTAGCCCTCTATCCCTCCCCGCGTGGGATTAAAGGTTTCTTAGTACAAAACTAGTTATCTGGAAATAACTTTGGTTTATTTATTATTATTTAACCTGTTATTGTTATTATTTAACTTGTTATTGTTATTATTATTACTATAAGAAAATGCAAAATTAATATAAGAAAACGCAAAATTAATATAAAAAAAAGGCATGGCCGGGTAAGATGGAAACATCATACTTTACATTCACTATTTGCTAGGACCTCTTTAGAGCTTTTAAAACTAGTACTGCAGACTTTCGGAACCTATTGGTAAACGAAAAGCGGCAGAATACAGTAACATCTTAAAAGATTAGAAAACTAGCCAGAAACTACTAAATAAAAGTTTAATGTTACTTGCTTATTGCCATAAGGATCATACAGTTAACGTGTCTTTTTTTTTATATATCTTTTGTTATTCCCTTTATATAACCATCGTAAAGGTTATTCTTTAATACTTGATGCACACCGATGAAACTCTAGATGGAAAACATATGTATGTAGGACATTCCATAAATTTATACAATAGAATAAGTTCTTATTTTATGCCATCCATACTTAAAACTAAAGCGCGAAGAGTTTTACGTTATCTAAATAAATATGGTTTTAGTAACATAAAGTTAACTATTTATATTATGAATGAAAAATCTAGTTTAGATCAAGTAGTGGAACTTGAACAACACTTTATTGATAGTTTAAAACCAAATCTTAATGTAGATTTAGTAGCCAGTAGTTCTGGATATCATGAACCTATGAGTCAGGAAATGCGTGAAAAGCTTCGTAAACAAAGAGGAGTTCCGGTATACCTTTATAATGCTAAAGATTTTAGTTTGTTGTATATATTTGAATCAAAACAACAATTATATAGTTCAATAAATATGCATCACAATACTTTAAATGATTGTTTAAATTTAGGTAAAATATATCTGGATACCTTCTTTTTTTCTTTAGATTTAATAGAAGAATCTATCGAAACTAATTTACTTAATTTGGATCAAATAAAAGATTTAGTTTCAGATAAACGAGATGTATATGAAGTCAAACACCCTGCAGCTAAATCTATTTTAGCAGAGTTTAAAGACGAACCTAAAAAGAATCTAGAATTTAATTCTTTAAATAGTTTAGCTAAACATTTGAAAGGTGATCGTCAAGTTATTAGGGAATACTTAAAAGGTGAAAAATCCGGTTATTATAGAGGTAAATGAAAATTTAGTTACAAATTTTAATATAAATGGCATGGCCGGGTAAGATGGAAACATCATACTTTACATTCACTGTTTGCTGGAATCCCTTTAGAGTCTTTGGAACTAGTAATGCAGACTTTATTTGACATAAAAGCGGCATAATACAGTAACATTTCAAAGGATTAGGCAATCAGCCAGAAACCAAATATAAAAGGGCTCACGTAGCATTAAACACTTATATTGAGTAGGATCTTCAGAGACTACACGTGAATACCTTAGTAAATATTAAATATTTAATATTTATAGGTAAAGGTATAGTCCGGGCATTAATGAAAATTAATGATAAAGCGCATGCCGGCTTTAATTGGAGGTTTTGGTAAAATTCATATGAATACAAAAAGATATTTTAGTACAAAGTCAGAGTCAAATGTTAAAGAGTCAAATGTTAAAGAGTTATGCCGGGTGTAAGCAACTTCGGCGCTGGCTCAGTAATATTACCAAATTCCGGGGACGTCCGATGCTGAAGATACGAAGTTGTGGTTGAAAAGTACCATAATGGCTTGGAGGTAATGCTCAAAGGTTAGTAACAACGCTTCAGTGACGAAAGGAAAGGATTATCGCGGATCTAACCTCAATTTATTATCTAATACTATAATACAACAATGTCAGAGTGTGCTATAATATTTCATATTAAAGTGGGAAAAGAGCAACGAGTAGATGGTAGTATCCACATTATTAGCCATAATGTGGTTAAGGTGTACTCTAGCAGCCTGGAGACAGGTGGTAGAAAGAAAGTCCGAAGCCCCTTAAAAAAAAAAGTAACTTTTCAGGTGAGGAACCAGGGTTAGCCGATATGCCAGACATCGGTGACGTAGTAAATCTACCTTAATTGTATATAACCAGCTTTCCTAAAATCTATGAGTAACCGGGAGGTGTCCATGTGTGAAAGTGTTCAAGGTAAAGGTTATGAAAACGCAAATGTTAAAACAGAATCAGAATTAAGATCAAAAATAGGATCCTACCTAGCAGGGCTAATAGAAGCTGATGGATCCTTTGCTATACATAATAAGGATTCTAAATCTAAAATATACCGTCCTAAAATACTTGTTGTATTTAGTTTAGCAGATGAACCTTTGGCTAATAAATTAGCTAGTGTTACTAAAGCTGGGACTGTATATATTAAGAAAAATGCAGGTTGTGTTATTTGACAAATTCAAAAAATAGAAGATATGATAATAATTATTAATATTATAAATGGTTTTTTCAGATCAGGGAAAATATTTGAATTGCACAAATGTATTAATTGGTTTAATGAAAATCTTAATACTAAGATCGATATTTTACCTTTAGATTCTTCGAGTATTGATAGCAATGCTTGATTAGCGGGATTTTCACAAAAAAAAGTACGTTTTTCTATTTCTAGTGATAATAAACTTAGAGTCATATTAAATTTCAAATTAAAAATCAATATTTATTTAGCTAATTCTAACGAATCATGTTTGTTACATTGGTTTTCACTTTTTTGTGCAATAAGTAAGTATTTTTGTACTAATTTTATTACTGAAGTTCAGTATTATCCAAAATGTACATTTATCATATACGCTTATCCGTTAAAAAGTAAGAATAAAGTTATAGAGTATTATAGTAAATATCATTTATCTGGTAAAGTATATTTAGATTATTTACTTTGATTTGAAACTTTTAAGATAACAGGTGACAACAACTTAGTTAATATTCAAACTAAAGATAAATTAACCAACTTAAAATCTAAATTCTTAAATACTATGCCGTATAATTCAAGAACTACTGAGAACTTAAATTATTATTTATCTTGTAGCAACAAATCTAAGTTAATAGGTAAAAGAAGTTATAGTACACAAATAGATAATAAAAATTCGAGTCTTTATATAAATAAGGCTTGACTTTTAACGGGATTTTCTGACGGTGAAGCTAACTTCTACTTATCTATATTAAAAAACGATAAATATAATATAGGTTTTTCAGTTCAACTTTTTTTTGGAATTAGTTTACATAAAAAAGATAAAGCTATTTTAGAACTATTTCAATCATTTTGAGGAGTCGGAATAATAAGAGATAATCCTGGATTTGTATCATTTAAAGTAACTAATTCTGAAGATTTAAAAGTAGTGATAGATCATTTTGATAATTATCCTTTAATTACTCAAAAATATGAAGATTATCAATTATTTAAAAGAGCATTTCATATATTAAAATCAAAAGAACATTTAAGTCTTGAAGGCTTAAAAAAACTAGTTATGATTAAAGCTTCAATGAACAGGAACATTATACCTTTAGCCTTGAGTACTGTTTTTCCAGATCTTATACCTGTTAAAAGACCTTTAACTCAAGACCAAGAAATCAAAAATCCTTTTTGATTATCAGGTTTTACTAGCGCTGAAGGAAGTTTTTTTGCATATATTTATGAAGACACACGTTCTAAATTAGGTAAAAAAGTTAGTTTACGGTATTCTTTAGCTCAACATTCTCGTGATGAGGTATTACTTAGAAGTCTAATACAATATTTAGATTGTGGCCAATTTAATATAAGAGCAAATGGAAATGCAGTGGATTTTAAAATAACTAATTTTGATAACCTGATTAATAAATTAATACCTTTCTTTGTATCTTATCCTCTTTTGGGTGCAAAAGCTTTAGATTTTAACGATTTTTGTAAAATTGCTGAGTTAATGAAAAATAAAGCACATCTTAATCATCAAGGATTAGAAGAAATTATCAAAATAAAAGAAGGTATGAATTTAAAAAGAAAATAGTAGAGGATAAATATAGTTTATTTGTAGAGGAAGAGAAGAGGGGGAAATTTCCTATAAATATAATAAAAAGTATTTTATGTTAGATTATACACATGAGAGAACGTAAGCTATATTTTATGCTAGCCTTCTTAACATTTATCTTTTTTTTAATTTTTCAGATTAGAAGCATAGCTCTTATCTCTTTAGTTTATGTAAGGAGGAGAGGGTAAAACTTCCGTCGTTATTTTATTAATGCAAATTTGGGATTTGTTATTTATTATTGTAGGTTTAACACTATAAGGGTGTTAGATTACATGCGTACGCCTAAAATAGAAGCACTACATCGTGCTATAAATTGGTTTAATGAATTTTATAATTATAATATAGATTGCTTAAGTTTGGATCAATCACCTATAGACAGCAATGCTTGGTTAGCCGGTTTCACCGACGGCGATGGTAATTTTTCTATTACATTAACTGATAGAAAGAAAAAAGGAAACATTATTAGTAAAAGAATACAAACTTTTTTCCGTATTGAGTTAAGACAAACTTATCATCGTGATGTAACAGTAGAACAAGGTGGAGCTAGTTATTTTGTAATATTAAATAAAATAGCCATGTATTTAGGTGTAAACTTGTATTCTAGAACCAGAGAACAAAAAGATAAAGTGTTTTATGCCTTTATGGTTATATCTCACAGTGCAGCTAGCCATGTTAAGGTTATATCTTATTTTGATCGTTTTCCTTTGTATTCTTCTAAATATTTGGCTTATAAAGATTGATCCTATGTGGTTGAACAAGCTAGATTACGGGCTGGTAAAGTTTTAACTAAAAAAGATGTATCAGAAGTTGAAACAATTAAAGCACAATTTAATAGTAAACGTAAATCATTTGATTTTTCACATTTAGATAATTTAGCTTAATACCCTTGGTTCTTTTTGATTTTTTTACTCATCCTTTCTTGTATTCATATAAAGAAATTGCCGTGGGTAGTAGCAATATTACTCTTATTACATAACTATATGCGGGAAACTCCTAAAGTCTTTTTATAAGTGTTGTGAAAACTTTTTAGATTAATCTAATTATTTTGAAGCGTACACAACCTTAAATATTAAAAAGAATATCTTTATATTAAAAAAAATATGATTAAAAAATGGACAATCCGCAGGAAACGAATAAAAATCATTTTTGTTTGTTGTTTTAATAGGATCCTCAGAGACTATACGCTATGCTCCTTTAAGGATGAAGATATAGTCCAAATATAACTTAACGGTTATAACAAATTGAATTTCTTACTACCATTAGGTTTAGGAGGTCCTGACATGGCAAACAAAAAGGGTCTCCTTGAGAAAAAATTAAAAGCTTGTATAATAATTTCAAGTAATATCTCATTACAGCAATAACTTAGCTTCACTTTTTATCTTTATTAAATACATACACTTTGTTTTTTAGATATATACACTTTTGGTTTATAGATACACTTTTAGTTTTTTTTCAAAAGAAGAAATGCCGTTAGAAAGTGTAAATTTTTTAATTATTACTTCGCTATATGCATGTAAGCCCTCGATTTTTGAATTTATTTTTCCAGTAAACAGATGCATAGACAATTAATTTGAGTTATAACTTATAAAGTTTTTTTAAGCTAAATTGGTCGTAATACTTTTGCATACATGGGGGAATTATGCAAGAAACCAAAGTAATTTTAATTACAAGTAGGATCTTCAGAGACTACACGCGAAGCCCCTTACCTATAAAGGAGGGTGAATATATAGTCCATATTTATCCAAATATAAAGGGGTAAAATGATTTTCTTGTTTAATAAAGTTATGGATATTTTTAGGTATATGCATACGTAATATACATTTTATTTATAGTTTTGCTTGTATTATTTCTAGTTTTTATAATTTTATTTATATTAGTGTTCTTATCTATCAAAATTTGGAGTTGAATAGTATCTTATATTATCTAGGTGAATTATTAGATGCATATAATTTAATGATGAGCTCTGGGGATGGTTCAGGGAATGGTAATTTCCCTGGAGGTGGTAATAACGGAGATAATCCTGGTGGAGGAGGACCTCAATGACAGCCATATCAATACCATTCGCACATAAGAGAGGATGGTAGATCATATCCAACAAATAATATACCACCGTCTACCGTTCTTCAAACCTATGATCCTGCAGGTAATATACCTCCCCAGAATGATAGGGAAGTAGGTGTTCTTATGCAATATAGATTCAACCATAATGTTAGATCATTAGGTTATAATAATTTTACTGTTTCAAATACTTTTAATGGTGATGGAATCGTAGATAGAATGGCTAGGGAGAGATTACTACAACATATTCTTGGATATAGATCGCGTTTGCCTACTGCATATAGAGAGTTGGATGTTTATAGTGATACTCCTCGGTGAGATCGTGTACGAATTACTTCATTTTTAATTAATTCTCTATATAATAGCAATCATTAGTATAAATAGCAACCGTTAGTATAAATAACAATGATTATAAATTACAATTATTAGTATTAATAAAATTGATTAATATACATAATAATGACTAGCATACTGTCTTATACTATAAATAAAAGATTTCCTAGACTTAATAATATTAGTTATTTGTCTTTAATTCCTAGTATTGTACTATTTCTATTTGCTGGTGGAATAGAAAATGGTGTAGGGACAGGGTGAACTCTTAATATGGAGTACTTTTTTTTATTTTGTAAATTAGAAGGTTATAAACTCTTTTCGATGCGTGAATATCTCCAAAACAATGAAATAGGATACTTACGATTGCCAAATAAATCGTATGTTAGAATGCTTATGACACGGGGACAATATGCCTGGGTAGCAAAGAAAAACTTTGTTACCCATCAGAGACTTAACAAGGAGTATCTTGTAAAAAATGAAAAAGAGTGATTTGAACAATGATTAGTAGGAATAACAGATGGAGAAGGTACTTTTGGTTTTTATATACAAAACAATAAATGAACTTTAGGGTTTAAAATAGCTCTTTCTTTATATAATTTAAGAGCGCTATACTATATCAAAACTAACTTGGGTATAGGAAACATTACTAAAGATGGTACTAAAGCACAAATAGCTATAAGAGATAGGAAATTTTTAGAAAATGTAATATTTCCTATTTTTGATAAGTATTTTATTTTAACTAGTAAATATTTTAATTACATGAAACTAAAAAAGACATTTAGTGTAGTCAATAACTCTAATTTGGATAAATCACAAAAAGATGAACTTTTATTTGGATTGAAACTAAAAACTATCCCTGAAAACTATAAATCTCCAGCTTGAAAAGACATAAGACATCCATTAAATTATGATTACATATTAAATGTGATATCTAAACCTTGATTAAGTGGATTTGTAGAAGGAGAAGGTAGTTTTTATTTAATCAGTAAATATACTAATAGAATAGTTCATGGTTTTGGTATAAGTCAGAAGTTAGATAAAATAATTCTAGAAAATATAGCAAAACTATTACATATTAAAACCCTTATTAGATATAAAGAGAAACATAATTATATTTTGGATACTACAAATTCTAGGGCAGTAAAAAATATAATTAAATATTTCAAAGATAATTTAATAGGTATGAAAAGTGTTGAATACAAAATCTGAGCTAGATCTTATGTTAAAAATAAATGAAACTTGGATAAATTAAATTCAATAAGAGAAATAATGAGAAAAACCAATAAAAAATTAGTATCTGATAATGGTATGGAGCAAACTAATAACTTTGAATTGTTGGATTGTAAAGGAGTTGGAAATGCCAAGCCACGTAACGGCTTGGCTAGTAATAACCCTTTAATTAATAATAGCGCATTTAATAAACTAGAATGATCGGATTGTTCTGTAAAAAAAAACTGTTATCATACTAATATAAATATATTTAACAAAAAATTAAATAACTATTTATTTAATTACTTTTTATTTTATTACTTTAACTATCTCTTGAATAAACTAAAAAAATATAAAGTAATTTACTATATTGTTGTTTTGGTTTATTCTATCTATAGAAATATAAATAAAATGTTGTTAACCCGCCAAGGTTTATTTTTATTATTAGTTTTTGGTTTATTAACAGAAGATATTTTGGGATATTACCAATATTTTTTTTCATTATATATTATAACTTTAATTAAAAATTATCTAAAATCTAATGAAGAAATATTATATAATTACCCTAATATTAGAATATTTTTAATAGCTCTTCTGGATTTTGTACAAGGATTACTATTAATAATGATATTAAACATTATAAGTTCTACGCTGGTATCTTATTTAAATAGAGTGTTTGGTTATATACTTAAAATGTTTGGTCAAGGAAATAATAATACTAAAAGCCAGGGTGGAAATAATCATAATAATCCTAATGGTAATAATCCTAATAAACATAAAATTTTTGTTAAGGATGATGGTGATAGTAGTGAAGAGGACCTTGAAAATGGGTATCGCGAGACTTCTAAAAGAATAAGTGGCTGAACTCCTGTAAACTATCAAGTAGAAGCAAACTCTGAAGTAGAAACAATTTATGATTCAAAAGGGAGAATATCAGCAAAAGTATATTACAGGTATGAAAACGTAAATGGTCAATTAGGAAAACGTATTTACAAATCTGATAACTATAAAAAAGGTAGATATTTATCAACTTTATATACTGAAGAATAAAATGATATTTACAACTTGTTTTAATAGTGTTATTTTTTTTTATTTCTATCATCACGGTTTGTTTTATCATTTGGTATTATCAAACAAAAAATCTTAAAATGATATTTATGAATATAATTTAAATTTTTTATATCATTTTACAGATTAACTTCAGTAATAACAAAATTATTTATGTAAAAATTATTTATCTAAAAATAGAATAGTTCATAATTAAAAAGCTATACTATGAAACCCTCTAAAATCTAATACCTACTAACTTAAATTCTATATCACTACAAGATAAAGGTATAGTCCGAACAATACTTAAAAGTATTGCGCGTAATGATAATTGTACATACTACAATGAGATTACCAACATTATTGATACCCACCCCTATCAGGTATACAAAGTCATAGTGGTCCAAGTGTAGATTTAGCTATATTTGGATTACATCTGTCTGGTATATCTAGTTTACTAGGAGCTATGAATTTAATGTGTATTTTTTTTTTATATTTAATATCCCAAATAAGCCTTAAATTAATTGTTAATAAATGTTACTTTGGTACTAATAAACTTTATGAGTTTAAAAATAACTCTGGAAAAGATAATAATTATACAGAGGGTAACTACGGAAATGATAATAAACCTGAAAAAGAGAACAACTCTTGAAAAGATAAAAAATCAGGTAAGGACAATAATACTAAAAAAAATAGTTCTTTTGAAAACGATAATAAACCTAAATTGGATAATCGTTGAAAAGAAATATTAGGTAGAGCAGGTCCTAATAAACATGCACATGTTCTAGCTATTGAGCAAATTAATAGCGGTGAAACTGTGACTGCTAGAAAAATTAATGAGATTTTAGCTTACTGTAATATTAAAATCACAGAACAAGAATTAAAATCTTTAATTAATACCATAAGTTTTACTTTAACTAATTTAAATAAAAAAAGTATTACTAAGGAAATTCTTAATAATAAACTTGGTTTACCTAATAGTAAAAAAAGAATTCCTGGAATATATATCTTTACGCATATTAATACAGGCAGAAAATATGTAGGTTCATCTTCACAGTTAGCTTTTAGATTAAATGGTTATATTAATTTGTCTCATAGAGAAAATGGTTTATTAATTCCATTGTTAAAAAAAGAAGGGTTAAAAAATTTCTCTTTAGAAGTATTTCCTTTTTATGACAATTACATAAAAGGGTCAGAAATTGCATTAGAACAATATTATTTACTACACCCTAGTTTTACATTAAATACTATAAGAGTTGCAAATAACCCTAGCGGGTCAACTTCTAAGAGTTTATTTATGTATAATAGAGATATGAGCATATTATATTTTTCTTCAACACAACAAATTAATTTTATTAGAAAATTAAATATTCACCATACCACATTTTCTAAACATTTAGTAAATCGTACTTTTTATTTAGGTAAATATCTATTTTCAAGAGAACCAGTGTTAACTGCTAAAGTTAAAGATATGTCTGATTTAGATTTAGCTTTACTATTAGAAAAAGATAGAGTTGCATATAATAAAAATAAACCTTTAAATAATTTGTCTAGACCTGTTATATTAACAGATATAAATAATTTAGAAAGTACTATAGTGTTGCCAAGTTTAGGTAAGTGTGTGGAATATTATCGTATTAAAGGTTTATCTGCTTCTCAAGTAACACTAGTTAAACATATTAATTTAGGTAAACCATATAAGGGATATTTATGTCAATATGTAAAAAAAAATACAATGTAATGAGGTTCATATAAAATTTCTATCTATATGCTAGAAAAATTTAGTGTTTATAAGTACTTAATAGTAAAAAAAATTATAAGCTATATTTAATTAGCAGGAAACTAAATGGCATTAATATAAGTATATCATATTTTTAAATAGCCTGCGGATCCTCAGAGACTACACGATAGAGACCGTATATTTATACGCTTAAGAAATAGTCCACTAATAGTTATTATTTTAACTGTTTTTGTCATGACAACTACATTTAATATGAGAAGCCCTGGTATAAGATTACATAAGAGCGTTGGTTTAACGCTATTTTGTGTAAAAAAGAGCCAAACTCCGGGGAAGCCCTAAAGCTCTAGTAACCAAAGATTTAAGGGAAACTTTTAATATGGCCTGACTAATCACCAGGGTATGGTAACAGCACTAGAGATGATAGAAATTGAAATGGGTAATCGCGGATCTAAGTCAAATATTTTTGAGAGTATTTGTAAAAGAGCAACGAGTAGATGGTTCTTCAGTATTTCTAATACTGTAAGGTGTACTCTAGTCGCCGGGAAACCGGTTCTGGGTGAAATTATCTACATAAATTTTTTAGGTCTTAATAGATATACTTACTATTAAGTAATAACTCTTGAGATTTAATTTGTGTAGATATAATAATTTCCGGGTTTATATACACTTTCATTAATTTTGTAAGAATAGATTTTATTTAAGTCACTTAAAAAGATTATTAAAGTTATATAAATGAATAACGAAATATACTACTAGCACTAATGATTTAAACCCTAATTTTATTACTGGGTTCTGTGACGGAGAGTCTTGCTTTTCTCTGACGATTAGTAAAAATCCTAAGCATACTTTAGGTTGAAGTGTTAAATTAGTTTTTTCTATTCATTTACATTCTAAGGAATTAGAGATTTTATACTTAATTCAACGTTTCTTTGGTGTAGGTAATGTAACGCTTAATGCAAATTCAGCTACTTACCAAGTTATAAAACTAAGTGACTTAGCTTGTGTAATGGAACATTTTAACAACTATCCACTAAAGACTCAAAAGTATGCTGATTTTTTATTATTTAAGAAAGCATTTGAGGTTGTAAAGAGTAAAGAGCATCTTACTGAGGCTGGTCTCAGAAGACTTATTAGTTTTAGAGCTTCCCTTAATAAAGGTTTACCTGAAAGATTAAAGGTTGCTTTCCCTAATATTGCTCCTGTGCTCAGACCAACCACGCCCAAAATTACTTTGGAGTCAAACAAATCAGAATTTAAATACTGGATGGCTGGATTTATCTCAGGTGAAGGATGTTTTTATGTTCAAACAAGCAAGTCTAAAACACATAAAGCAGGTATAAGCGTTGGTTTACAATTGATTGTAGTTCAAAATATACGTGATGCCTATTTAATTGAAAGCTTTGTACAATTTTTTGGTGGTGGTTCTTTCTCTATTGCAGAAAAATCTGGTATAGCTAGATTTACTGTGTCAAAAATTTCAGATATAGTAGATAATATTATACCTTTTTTTGAGAAATACCCCATTTATGGTGCAAAAGCTAAAGATTTTGAGGACTTTAAAGAAGCATCTACCCTGATTAAATCTAAAGCTCATCTAAATAAAGAGGGTTTAGATAAAATTCTCTTAATAAAATCAAGAATGAATTTCAAAAGAGAATTGCATTAAGTAGTATAGAATTTTTATATATAAAGGATTATATCTAAACTCAATTTTTTTTATAAAAAAAATGGAGTAAAAAGATAGACTAGCCTTTACTTGTATTCATGGAGATTAACATAGTTCCAGATTAAAGTTACCACAAAAATTTAGATAAGTAGGTTGTCATTATAGACTTAGAATTATCTTAATAATGTTAGGTCTAATTTGATAAATGTTTATTGTTTTGTGGAGCGAAATTAATATTATTTGCATGAGCAGTTGTTATTACAGCTGTTTTATTATTATTATCACTACCTGTTTTAGCCGGTAAACTTATTCTGCCGGCTTTAAATTTGGCCATTTTCTGGGAACCGTTATATGAAAGTATATCCCAATCAGCAGGTAATCTATTAAGTTTGAACTTTTTAGAGTACCTCAGAGGCTATACGCCAAAGTATCTTTGTTGTAGTTTAGAATTTTTTACCTTTCCTTTATGCACAACTTTTAGATCCATTCATACTGATAACAATAGTAAAAATTTAAATAAATCTCTCTTTAGTTCTTATTTCACCGGACTTATTGAAGGTGATGGTACAATAATAACACCAAAAACTTTAAGAAGCCCTAAGGGTAAGTTAAATTACCCCGCTATACAAATAGTTTTTCATTTAAAAGACTTACCTTTAGCTTTACTTGTTCAAAAAGAATTAGGTGTAGGTTCATTATCTAGAAAAAAAGGGGTAGATGCTTATATATTAACTATAAATAGCTATGAAGGTATATTGTTAGTTATTTTATTAATAAATGGTAACATGAGAACACCTAAAATACATAGTCTTAATGCATTAATCGATTTTTTAAATAAAACTAAAGGAACCACTATTGAAAAACATCCTGTATCTATAGAGTCTTTAGATTCCAACCCATGGCTGTCAGGGTTTATAGAAGCAGACGCATCTTTTCAAGTAAGAACTACTCTTTCAGGTAAATATCCTAAACTTGAATGTAAATTAGAAATATCCCAGAGACGGGAGGATCACAAAGGATATGATAATATACATTTTTTACGTTATATTGCTGAGTTTTTAGAAACGGAAGTAAAAAAAATCAGGTCGGATAAGCCTAAACCTGAGTATAGAGTTAGAACTACTAACCTTAAAGGTAATATTCGTGCTAAAGATTATCTTTTACAATTCCCTCTATTTGGAACTAAACATTTGGATTCCTTAGATTGAATGGAAGTAGTAGACATGTTTGGTAGAAAGGAGCATAATACAGATGAAGGGAAGGTAAAAATAGTAAAGATCAAATCAGGTATGAACAATTTCAGAACAAATTTTACTTGAGATCATTTACAAAACTTCTACAACTTAAAGATATAAGATATGGTCCGATCAAGCGCGTAAGTGTTTGCGTATCTACACTAAGTTTTAATAACTTTTTAAGCTTAAAGAATAATAATTTAAGCTATGGGATTTCATCCAGTAGATCAACAATTTTAATGGGAATTACAATGGTATTAACAGACCGTAACTTTAATACATCATTCTTTGAGGTAGCAGGAGGAGGTGACCCTATATTATACCAACATCTTTTCTCAAAATGAGTATATCTAGATTATTTAACTTACACAACATTTTTTATTTTTATTGTTCCAAAATTTGAACTACATAATACTCCTAAACCTCACGCATTTGCTAATATACCCCTACGTTCATGTCCTACATCTTTAAATAGCTCTGAACATAGGACTGGTGTATATAGTCAATGACGAAAATATAGAGGTGGAATGTGTAATCGTGAACAATTACATCATTTACAAGCTGATTTGGATCGTGAGTTAGACTTGAGAATAACAGACCCAGAGAAATGCAATCCATGAAAAATTCCGGAGCTTAAAAAAGAAATACGTCGAATGAAATTGAATATAAAACAAGAGCCACAAGTAGAACAACAACCACAAGTAGAACAACAACCACAAGTAGAACAACAACCACAACCGGAACCAAAACCACGAGCGATAAGACGAAAACGAAAAATGCAACCAGAGCCACAAGTAGAACAACAACCACAATTAGAACAAGAATCACGAGTGAAAAGGCCAAGACCTAATCGTTCAGGTTGAACAGCTATTAATGATTCTTGATGAAATATTGATGGATCATTTTTACTGCCTTGTATTCGTTTAACTGCATTTTCATATATTAAAACTATGCTTATTTATTTAACACCATTGTTCTTAGTAACAATGTCTTTACTGTTATCTGCTTTAGCTATTATTAACATACCTTTTATAGAAAAATTTTGTATTGAGTTATTTAGTATAGATTACATCGGGTTAGCTGTGAATATATTATTTTTAATTATACTCTTTTTAAGTAAGCTATTACTTATGATACGTAGAGCTAAAAACTCTGCTGTTCTATATGATAGATTCTTTAATTTTGCAGCTAATCATTATTCATCTTGAATACTATACTTTTTTATTTTGTTACTAAGTGTAGGATTAGTCTACTGTTTTTGTGGTTGCAATTGTGTTTGTGATTGCAATAGTGTTTGTGGTTGCAATTGTGTTTGTGGTTGTACTATTAGTTGTGATGCACCTAGAGCTTGAGAATTATATTTTCAAGATAGTGCTAGTCCATAAATGGAAGCTTTTGTTAAACTACATGATAACATTGGGTGTTACTTTGTTATTCCATATATATTTGATAGTATATCTTCTAATAGTACTGTATCATTTAATAGTGGTTTTTGTTTTATTGCATTTTAGGAGAAATACAGTGCCTATTTTCAAAACAATAAAACTCCATCAGAAAACTTTTTAACTTGATTAGTAGGTTTTACTGAAGGAGAGGGTTCTTTTATAGTAAATAATAGAGGAGATTTAGTATTTGTTATTACACAAGCTACAGTTGATAAACAAGTTTTAGAATTTATACAAGAAATTCTTGGATTTGGTAAAGTTATACGCCAATCAGCTATTACTAGTAGATATGTAACACAAAATAAGAGAGAAATAGACATTATTATTAGTATATTTAACGGTAATCTTGTTTTACCTAAAAGACAAGAAAAATTTGATATTTTCGTTAAAGGGTTTAATGAATGAGTTACTAAAGGTAGAATAAGATTAGAACCTGTAATAGTTAGTAATAAATTTATTTTTTTTGATGATGCATGGTTTGCAGGGTTTACGGATGGAGAAGGTTGTTTTACTTGTTCCATAAGTGAAAAAAAAGGATTTAGTTTCAACTTTAATATATCCTAAAAGTGAGAAATAAATCTAAAAATATTAGAACACTTTTGTGTATTATTCAAAGGAGGAATTGTTTCTCTACATTCAGAAGATAATACTTATGAATTTAGACTGGGAGGAGTTAACAATTGTAAAACCGTTTTTCCTTATTTTGAAAATTATGCATTATATACTAAAAAATCTTTATCATACAAACTATGAAAAGATATTCATAAGAATCTTATTAATAAAAATAATTTAGATGTACTAAAAAGACGTGAAATAACTGGGAAAGTAAAAATTATTAATAAATCAATAAATCTTAAAAGACTACGGACGGAAAAAAAGTTAGGGTTTTACGTATAAGTTATGACACTATATGGACAGATGTAAAAATAGATAAGATCTCCAATAGTGAATGTTTTTTGAACATACCTTAGACTTAGTTAATATTTAGTTATTATTACTTACAACTCTTAAGTTCAAGGTTTATAGGTCTCTATTAAGATTGTTCAAATTTTATATATCTTTATAAATATAAGGAAAGTAATATAAATATAAGGAAAAGTAATATAAATTTAAGGAAAAGTAATATAAATATTAGCGATACTAGTTTTAACGGTCAATAAGTTTCTCATTTAAAGACCGTCGGTTATTTAAGCGACCGCTACAGACTGGTTCACTGGTAGATGTCTGAAATGATGCTTAATGTACAGTCGGTTTCTTCTATCATTTATGAATGATATACAAGCCCGGAGTTTAAACTACCGGTGCCTAAATTTAACCAGAGAATATAGAAAAGTTAAATTTGAAGAAATGGATTCTTCGGTCAAATGTGGCCCTTTAAATTAAATTTATCGCAACAAACTATAAGCGGGGAGTTCTTTGTAATTTTCGGAGGTACTTTAGGCGTAAGATATATTTTACAATATACCGCTAAAGTAAAAAGCCTTTTAAATAAGAATAATCCGCAAGTAACCAAAGCGCTAAGCTCGTGAGTAGGAACTTCAGAGGCCATACGTTTGTTAAATATAAGATCAATTCATAAATTGAGTAACTCAGGTAGAGATTTAAAATTTAAACAATGATTAGCTGGATTAATAGATGGTGATGGTTGTTTTTCATTATCAAAAAAGGGGTATGCAAGCTTAGAGATTACCATGGATATAAGAGATGAACGAGCATTGCAGACTATTAAAAATGTTTATGGTGGATCGATAAAATTAAGATCTAATGCTAAGGCATTGAGATATAGATTACACCATAAAGATGGTTTAATAAATCTTATAAATGATGTTAATGGGGAAATTCGTAATTCTTATAGATTAGTTCAATTAAATAATATTTGTTTTAAATATGGGATAACTCTTATATACCCTCAGAAATTAACATATGAAAATGGTTGATTCTCTGGATTTTTTGACGCTGATGGTTCAGTTACTATAACTCAATCTCATTGACAATTATCTTTAACAGCTACTCAAAAAACATCTGAGTTACTAACACCTTTAGTAGATCTATATGGTGGATATGTTTACGCTCGGGAAGATTTTAATACTCAACTAGACCCACAGGTAGTATTAGGCCATACTCGTTCTCCAGAGAAAGGAGAGAGGCTAGTTGATAATAAACCTCAATTAATTGTATCACTGACTCATAAGGATTATAATCTTGTAGTTTTTTATAGAGATATTTTTGGGGGTAGTATAGAATTAAACCGTAATGGTCGTTATGTGTGATCAATTTCCTCTTTAGATAATAGAGATCAAGTATTAAACTTTTTACAGTATGTAAAAAAACACACTTTGCGATCTGATCGCCATAAACGTTTTTTTTTAGTCCCTGAATTTTTTGAGTTAATGGATTTAAAAGCACACCAAGCGCCACAAAGCTCTATGTTAAGTAAATCCTGGTCAATTTTTAATAATAAATTTCACCGTAGTTTCCACACAACTAGTTGTAGGAACTCAAATCATATCTTAGATATTTTAAAAGATTCAAACTATACCGTATCAAAAAGCTTCATTACATGAGAATTTTTTATGGATTTTTGTATGGGAAGATGGATAAAACAAATTACGTTGCTTGCCTTTATTTATCTTTGTTTTTTACAACAATCTAACTTGGATTGCTTTGATTTACTATCTTTTATACCTATAAAAATTTATGATAATGCGGATATTCAAAAAACAGATATTATTAAAGATAATAAAAAAAAAGTAGGTATTTATCGATGAGTGAATAATATAAATGGTAAATCTTACATAGGTAGCAGTGTTGATCTTAGTCTTAGGTTTTCTCAGTACTATAATAAAAGCTTCTTAAAAAAAGAAGTTAAAAGATCTTTTAGTCAAATTTATAATTCATTGCTTAAATACGGGCACGAAAACTTTTCTCTGGAAATTCTAGAATATTGTACACCTAATCCTGAAAAGGAAAAGTTAATACAAAAAATAGATTTGCTTAAGAAAGAGCAGCACTATTTTAATAAATTAAACCCAGAATATAATATTTTACCTACTGCAGGTTCACGATTAGGTTATATAAGTTCAAAGGAAACCCGAGCAAAGATGTCAATTACTCATAAAGGAAGCAAACATTTAGAAAAAACACTTTTAAAAATGTCCATAGCCAAAGCGGGTAAAAATAATCCAATGTACGGAAAAACTTTTACTGCTGAAATGCGGGTTAAAATGACTGCTGCAAAAGTGCATACATTTCAAAAAATATCTGTGTTAGATGTAAAAACTGGTTATACAACTATTTATGAATCTATGACTATTGCTGCAAAAGCTCTTAACATAAATAAAGCAAGAATTTCCAATTATATTTTAAGAAAACAAAAAAAACCATATAAAAATCAGTATATTTTCTCAAAAATAATGTAATTTACCCTTTTTAGGGCATATAGTTTAATTATCGATAGGGGTAGTTCTCAGTCTTATAAATGATATATCACTAAAAAAGAGGATGTACTTAAATTAATCGAATATTTTAAAGAATATCCTTCAAGATCTGCTAAAAATAGTAGATTACATTTAGTTCCTCAATTTTATGAATTAAAGGGTATGAAAGCACATAAAGCTGAAGCAGAAACTTATTTAGCCAAAAGCTGAAGTATTTTTTTTAATAAGTGATTAAATTATGAGTAGAATAATATATTTAAAGAGATGGTCCAAACATTGTTGTAATAAACAATGTAGCATCCAGAGGTTACGTATGTAGGCCTCTTAACGTTGCCATATGCTGGGACTGCTTCACTATATAGTTCTAAATACTCCATCTTAAATGACACAGTAAAAAAGTTAGAACAAAGAAGTAAATCAGCCGGTAATATTTTAACGAATGAAACCTCAGAGACTTTACGCGGCGGGATTGTAGTAAATTCAGAACATGTAAAACATATATCAAAACATGTTCCTAAACATTTGAAGCCTCTTAATAACGAACAATTAGGTCATTATTTAGCAGGTTTAATAGATGGTGATGGTCATTTCAGTAAAGCTCAACAATTAGTTATAGTATTTAGTTCTCCAGATGCATTTCTTGCTTATTATCTAAAAGAAAAATTAGGTAATTGTAATGTTAAAAAAGTGAAAGATAAAAACGCATATCTTTTAATAGTGTCTAAAAAGGAAGGAATACTAAATGTGCTTAACTTAATAAATGGTAAATTAAGGTCAGAAAATAGATTTAACCAAGTAATTAATAATATATTAAATCATGATAGATATAAAGGTATAAATATGAATTTTACTATGAACTTAACAGATGATTTTAATAATCATTGGTTAGCAGGTTTTTCTGATGCGGACGCTAGTTTTCAAGTAAAGATTATTAACCGTAATACGAGAAACAAGCCAGAAATAAGATTAAATTATCAAATCGATCAAAAGAATAATATATTATTAACGAAAATAAAAAATTATCTAGGTGGTAACATTGGATATAGAAAATCCCAAGATACCTACTATTATGGTTCTACTAGTTTTGGTTCTGCTAAAAATGTTATAGAATATTTTAATCAATTTAACTTACAGTCTAGAAAACATGTAAGTTATTTAAGATGAAGAAAAGTCTATATATTAATACAAGACAGAGAACATTTAACAGATAAAGGGTTACTAAAAATTATAAGAATAAAGTCCTTAATTAACCATCACGAAGAAAATACTACAATTCAAGATAAAGTCCTAACAAGAATATAAAAGTTTTTGAGAATTAATTAGAACAGACTTTGATTTAAAGTCGATGCTGTTCTGTTAATCAAAATATTTGTTACATATTAATAATCCCAGGGTTTGGTATAATAAGTACTACAATTTCAGCCAATTCTAATAAGAGCGTATTCGGTCAAGATGGCCCTTTAAAAAAATTTTTAACGCAACAAACTATTTGCAGGAATTCAGTAGATCATATACTACAAACTACTTTTTTATTTATTTTAAACCATAGAAAAATTAAGCTTAAAAATGTAAAAATGTTTGTACAAGAAATTTTATTTCCTACTGGGAACCCGCCGATAACCAAAGCACCAAATTTTATAAATTTGAAATCTAAGATTAAGAAGTCTATAAGATTAAGCATGTGAGTAGGAATTTCAGAGGCCATACGTTTGTTATCGACACAAAAATTCGATAATTTAGATTTAGTTGATAATTCTATTTCTTCAGAAATTATCGAAGATACTAATATTAAAAATGAGAATCTTAAAGATTCAGATAAAAATAAGGTTTTTAATGAATGATTAGCAGGATTAATTGATGGTGATGGTTGTTTTCAATTATCAAAAAAAGGATATGCTAGTCTAGAAATAGTTATGGAACTTAGGGATAAACATTGTCTATATATAATTAAACAGAATTTTGGAGGTTCAGTAAAATTAAAGGCTGGTGATAATCATTTAAGATATAGATTGCATCATAAAACAGGCTTATTAAATATAATAAAAGCTGTTAATGGTCTTATTCGAAATCCTGTAAGAATGCTTCAATTAGGTAAAATATGCGAAAAATATAACATAGACTTAATTCACCCACAACCATTAACTTACTATAATGGTTGGTTTTCAGGATTTTTCGATAGTGATGGTAGCGTTTATATGAATGATAAATCTGGTCAATTATTTATTACTGCATCTCAAAAAAACAAATTTTTGTTAGATGCTTTAGTTGAACTGTATGGTGGAAAAATTTATACTCAGGCTAAAGTAGGAGCATTTAAATGAACTTGTTATAGAAAAGATGAAGTGTTAAAACTAGTTAATGATTATTTTAAAGTTAATCCTTCTAGATCTGAAAAACGAGTAAGATTACACATGGTTAATAAATTTTATGAACTTAGAGTACTTCATGCTCATAATGCAACACCTAATTCAGTATTAGGTAAAAGTTGAAAAAATTTTATGATTAAGTGAGATAAGATAGTATCTGGCAAAGTTTAATGTATAAATTTATTAGCAATAGAGTGTTTTTATATTATTTAGTTGATAAAGAGATGGTCCATTTTCGTTTATTTGAAAAGTATCTTGGTATGGTCTATGCCATGTGTTCTATTGGAATTTTAGGATTTGTAGTTTGAAGTTGAGTTTTGGCTTCGCCTCTTAGTGATATGAGGACTTATATTTTTTATTTCGCTGTAAGCTGGAACTGCTTAGTGCTAATTGGTACCTTGAATGGTGAAAATTCGATTAGCTATGCCCAATCAGCCGGCAATCTGTCCCTGTGCTCATCAGAGAGTAAAACACAGAGTGCTTCAGAGGCTATACGCGAAACATCTTTTAATTTTTCAGCATTTCGTCAGTATTATAATACACTATTTGTAAATGACACGCAACATCTATCCAATAACTGATTAACTTGATTTATTGGGTTTATAGAAGGGGATGGTGCCATTCAAACTTATGCGAATGGTACAAGAGTACGTTTTGTTCTTACTCAAAAGGAAAGTGCTATCCTTTTCTACATTCAGAAAAAGTTAGGAATAGGTGCTGTTAAGCATTTTCCACAAGGGAAAAGTGGGAACAAAAATGACTTCTACAGATTAATTGTAGATAATCCCTCACATATTCTTCTTCTAGCCTTTTTATTTAACGGTAATTTGGCACTTACACACAGAATACAACAATTATCTTTTTGAGTTCAAGCTTTAAACAATCGTTTTGGGTCAAATACAATTATATTGATTAATACTGCTGTTTCAGTTACATTACAAGATGCTTGATTATCTGGTTTCACCGACGCTGAAGGATGTTTTAATGTATCCATAACATCCAATGCAAGATATGCAATAGGTCATGTTATAAAAATGCGTTATATACTTGATCAGAAGGATAGTACTATCCTTCTGATCATACGAAACCTTTTTGGATTTGGTAAAGTAACTCTTAGATCCAAAACGGACGGTGTTTATCGTTACACAGCTACAGGCTTTAAAACAATGAATGATGTAATATCTTACTTTAAAGTATTTCCATTACTTACTAAGAAGGCTCAATCTTTTGAGAAGTGATTAACTATTCATAATCTCGTTTCTAATAAATTACATCTCACTGAAGAAGGATTAGCCCAAGTAAGAGCATGACAGAAACAGATTAATATTGATAATGGTATGACAAAAAAAACAGGATCTGCGCATCCTTAGTGTTATTAATTAAAAGATGAAGATATAGTCCGATTCTCCTTGTGAAAGGAGCGCATAGTTATATAGCTAAGCGGGTAGATATGAGGAATATCTGCTAACACCCTGATGGGTTTTCTTTTACAGTGGGAAACCCTATTATCTATCAATGCAAACAATGATGGGTATCGCCGCTAAAAAAGCATTCGATGGAAATAATATCTCTGATTTATCTTTTGTTAAATTTAATAAACTTTATTATGAAAAATATAATACTACACTTGATCCTAATTGATTAGGATGATTTATAGGTTTCGCCGAAGGAGATGGGTATTTAGGTATTAATGAAAATATACCTGTGTTTGTATTAACGCAAAAAGAATCGAAAATATTATATGAAATAAAAGATATATTAAAGTTTGGTTATGTAAAAGAATTTGAGGATTTTTCTAGATTTATAGTTAGAGATCAATCAAGTATTCTTTTATTATTCCATTTATTCAATGGTAATATTCATCTTAAAAATAAAAACGAGCAATTAGTAGAATGATCTGTGCTATGAAATAGTAAAAATAACAATAAAGAGAAATTACTAGTAGTTACTAAACTTGTTAAATTATCGCTTAAAAATAGTTGATTTTCAGGTTTTACAGATGCTGAGGGTTGTTTTAATGTTTATATACCTAAAAATAATAAAGGTATTAGTTTAAGATTTATTGTAGATCAAAAAGACGGATTACCTTTATTTAATCAATTAAAAATTATATTAGGTTCAGGTTCAATTTATACACGTAAAAACAATAATTGTAGGTTTGCTATAACTAATATCAGTAAATTAGCTTTAATTATTGAATATTTCAATCTTTATACGTTAAGAACAAAAAAACAATTTGCATTTACAAAATGAAAAGTAATCTATAATTGTGTTTTAAACAAAGAACACAAAATACCTTCAAACATGGAAAATTTAAGAGGATTAAGTATATTAATTAATAAAGATAATGATTAGATATATCAAAAATTTGCATTAATCTTCTGATTTGGTGCAGTGGGTTTAAAATCCCACTTAGTTATTATTTTTCATGGCAACTTTCCAGAGAAACATGATACATTTCATATTAATAAGTATGTTTTAAATAATAACTGGACATGGTGAAAACGGTTAACAATGCCCTTAGTTGAAGACCGACGGTGACTTGGAGCACCGCTACAGACTGGTTCACCTACGTAGAGCTGAAACGCTCGCGAATGTACAGTCGGAACTTAGTAATCTTCTAGTTATAATGGATTGATGTAAAGGGATTGATATAATTAAATAGATTAATCGAAAATTATATCTAAATGGTCAGAACATTCAAAAAACATCTAGATATAAAAATTATATCTATCTAAGTTTGCACATGTACACTGTAGGGCTTGATGTAGACACACGAGCCTATTTCACGGCCGCAACTTTAATTATTGCTGTACCCACTGGTATTAAGATATTTTCTTGGTTAGCAACCTGTTACGGAGGTTCTTTAAACTTAATACCATCCTTATTATTTGCATTAGGTTTTGTATTTATGTTTACTATAGGAGGGTTAAATAACAACCTGATAGCTCTCCCTCTATTTACGTCCATCTTCCACCCTTATAAAAAGGGTGGAAGATGGATTCTTAGATTTGACTACTATATGCTGAGAACTTCTGACAATTATGCTACTAGAGTTTTATTTAATCTCAGTTATAAAGCCTAATTTTGAACCATCAGCAGGAAACCTAATTATATTTAATAAAAATATAGCGGGATCCTCAGAGACTATACGCAGTCCCCGATTTTTACTCCGGGAAGAGATAGTCCAAGTAAGAAAAAATTCATTAATTCTGAATTCTCGGTATAGCCAATTTACTAGAGTGCCGCTAGGAAACGCTATCATAACTCGATCTTATTCTAATTTTGGTGATAAGCAGTCTTATAACCAAGATAATATCCAAGATTTAAAGGTTGTAAAAGTTTATGATAGTTTTAAGGAAGATAGAGTTAATATACTAAAAGAACAAAGAGATAAATCAGGTGTTTACTGTTTAATAAACAAGGTAAATGGACATGTTTACGTAGTAAGTTCTATTAATTTAGCTTCTAGAATGAGAAATTATCTTAATAAGGCTTTTTTAAAAAGCAAACAAAATTTTAATATGCCTATTACCAGAGCCTTACTTAAATACGATCATTCAAACTTCTCTCTTTTAATTTTAGAATATGTTGAACCTATGCTTTTAACTGGTAGAGAAACTTTTTATATAAGCCGACGACCCTTTCTGTCGTTAATGAGAAATAATAACCAAAAATCTAATTATGATGGGTTGGGTGGATGGTAATTATTTTTAACTCTGTGCTACGAAGCGTGCAGTAGATATATTTTTTTTTTATCTCGTATCTTAATAATCTGGAAGTAGAGAAATAAAAAGACTACTATATGCTGGGAAGTTATTACAATTATTCTACTCGAGATTGGCGCAGGCTAAATCTCAGTGATAAAGTCTGATTTTTAACCATCAGCAGGAAACCCACAATATTACCAAATAATTTAGTGGGGATCCTCAGAGACTATACGTAGTCCTCGGGGTATTTACCTCGAGAAGATATAGTCCAAAAAAAATATATTCATTAATCAATTAACTTTTAATAAGACCTGAATTAATAGGGTATTACTTATTAACACCTCTTATTTAACCGCTTGGCTGCCCAGGGTTAACGAGAAAAATAAAAAAGCTCCTTTAAATATCTTTTTTGAATTTTTTCTTATTGTATCAGGTACATGAACATTGGTAGAAGTTCAACACACACTAATGAGTGTAAATTTATCATATTTATATGGGTTTAATTTGGATGATCTAAATTTATTCGCAGCTTCTCCTGTACTTACTTATCTAAATGCTGACACGGATAAATTGTCTATAATCAAAGATAATAAAGGTAAATCAGGTGTGTATCGTTGAACTAATTTAACAAATGGTAAGTCTTATATCGGAAGTTCTGTAAGTTTATCTAGAAGACTTGCACTATATTACAATTTAAATTTATTAACCAAGTTTAGACAAAATAGTCTTATTCATAAAGCCATTTTAAAGTATGGTTATTCAAGATTTAAATTAGATATCTTGGAATATTGTGATAGAAAAGATGTAATCATGAGAGAACAATATTACATGGATACCTTTAAACCGGAGTATAACATTTTAAAGTTTGCGGGTTCAGCTATAGGTTTTGTGCATTCTTCTGAGGCGATCGAAAAGATACGTATGAAAAAGATAGGCCGTAAACATACTATTGAAACCATTGCTAAAATGATGGGTCGAACACACTCAGAAGCAACTAAAAATAAGATTAAGAATGTTTTAGCCTCCGAAGAAGTTAGGGAGAAGATGGTTAATGCTTTCTTAAAGCGTAAGGGTGTGAAAGTCTCAGAGGAAACTCTTGCCAAAATGAAATCCGCTCAGGAGAATAGAGATTGAGTACCCAGAGCTGGTTTTAAAGTTGAGGTTACAGACCTAACTTGTAATCTAGTAACTGAGTATGACTCTATAAGTAAGGCGGCCTCGGCTCTTGATATACCCAAGAGTACTATAGCTAGAAAAATTAAGCTTAATTCAGAAAAGCCTTATAAAAATAAATATGTTTTTAAATCACTACCTTCCCCTCGAAGCCCCGCATAAAAAAATTATGCTAAGATAGGTGGTGTCTATAACGGGTATATCTTTAGTTATGAAAGATTAATGGATTAATGAATTTTTTTTTTCTCGTATCAGGAGTTGTTTTAGCTAATGCCTCACTTGATATCGCATTCCACGATAAAAGTATTAACAATACAACAGAAAAGGAGGGGGTAATAAAATATAAATTACCCTCTGAAAATACATACATAGAGCAATTTTTTGTCGGGCTATTAGAAGGGGATGGTACTATAACATGCAATTTAAATTCAAATAAATCTAATAGTATAATTATACGTATTGTTATTTCTTTAAATAATAAGGTAGAAAATGTTAGTATGCTTAATTTAATAAAAGAAACTATTGGAGGAAGAGTTGTTATCGAAAGAAAAGATCGATATGTTACATGAATAGCTAGTAATAAAAATGATTTAGCAAAAGTTTTTTCAGTATTAGCTAAATATCCTTTATTAACTGCAAGAAAACAATGCCAATTAGAATTTGCAAAAAATTGTTTATTAGAAAAAGATATTAACAATTTTATTGTAAATAGAAATAATAAATATAATAATAAAAAACAAATTTTGAAAGATCTTTCTAAAAAAGAATTACCTTCATATTTTCCCCAATGACTTTCAGGTTTTGTAGAAGCAGAGGGTAATTTTAGTTTAGTATTCAATGAAAAGGGTCACTTAAGAAAAAGTGCTTTTACTATAGGACAAAATGATGAACTGCATATTCTTCAATGAATAAATTTATATTTTAATAGTAAAAACGTTATTGTTAAAGATAAACCAAAAATAGGTGGTAATTTTAATTACTATCGTTTACATATATACAATGCTAAATCTAGAAAAATTATTTTGGAACATTTTTATAAATATCCCTTATTAGGTTACAAAAAAATATCTTATTGTAAATTTTTTAATCATTATAATTAAATAATTTCGTATTTTTATGCAAAAGCGCCTGTTGTATTGTTAATAGAAGTGTCGTGTTGTCACATTGCTTGATTAAACTTATATTTAGTATATCCTTTTATTAAATTGAGATTTAATCCGTAATATATTATTAATCGTTCGAAAGCTGATTAAATCTGTTAATATATATATTGCGAACGGTGAAAGTTATAATATATACTATAATGCTAGTATATCACAACAATATTGTAATCAACACCGTGGGTTTATCTATTACATAATATATATAATGGATTGATCTGTAGAGACTATACGCAATGCATTGGATTTTAAAAGTAATTGTTAAAATCCATAAAGATATAGTCCGATCCCCTTATAAATTGTTTAGTACTCTATCTTTGAGCTAACATATAAAAAGGGATAAACTTGGATATTTACTATGTATCCTTGTTTTAACAGACTTATTACGTTGTGGCTCAAATGGGCCTTAATAATTCATCTTCTATTAAGAATTATTTTGCAACTGACTATATGCTGGAAACTATATTATTTGTGTATTGTTTACTGTTTATTAAAATGTTTATCTTTAAACTAGATGTTAATAGTCAAAATAGTGATACTACAATAAATTTTTAATTTATGAATATACAATCAGCAGAGAACTGTAAAGGACTCTCAGAGACTGCACGTCAGTTACCAGATACTGAAGATTATACATTTTTAAATTGATTTGCAGATGTAATATATGGAAATGTTAATTTTGATATTAGAATAGAAATTATAGGGAATTAAATAATTCTTAAACGTAAAAAAGTATTCTCGGTTAAGTATCCCTAAAGATTTCTCACCTATTGCATTTAAATTTCAAAATGTTAATAATATGTAATTTATATATGATTATTTTATAGCATATTATTACTGGTAAAGAAACAGTCCACTGTTTAAACATTGCATTTCCACTATGTATTAAGTATAGGAGCTGTTTTTGCCTTTTTATTATATTTATTTATTTTTGTAATTCTGAAAGTTTTCATATTTCTAAATAATTATTATATTTTTAAGTACAAACATGCACCTATGCTATGATTATTTGACATATCATTTTTTTTTACTTTGCTAGTTTTAGTCTTTGTTAGCCTAAATATTATTGAATATATGCATATAATATACATATATATTTCATTTAATATACTATGCTTATTGTATGGTAACAAAATAAAATTAAAATTTTTACCTATTAATTTGTTGTATATATCCATCATAGCTACAACTTCTAATTATAATGAAGTAATTTTTTCATGGTATGTTATTATAGGTATCGTAGTCTTAATATTTAGTGGAATGTACACTTTATTCTTGGTAAGAAACAATTTAAACAATCTTAATGAAAAGAATAATATTTTACATTTTGTTTTTTTTATTATTAAAAATCCTATATTGTTATTGTTATTTTTAATAATAACCATTGTAAATATAGGGATAAAATATCCATTTTTGCATAGTATAGACTATGCTTTTTCATTTGATTATTTTTATTTATATTACGTTATTTTATTTAGCTTGTGAGCACCTAGTTGTTTAATCAGTAATTTTATTTTGAATATATATTTTAAAGACATTAATTATTTCTCATTCAAAAGTAGTATTAATTTATCTGGTTTTTATAAATTAACTCTGTTTGCTGTAGGCGCTTTCAGTTTAAAATTTTTATTCGTGCTATACTTAAATAGTCTATATTTGGATAAAAATGTAACTAATTTTTTTAGTACATGGAATAAAAAAATAGCGCCTTTAAACTTATGAGAGAAATTTATTAAAATAAGAGCATCTAGGCCTGGTTTCGTTTTATCCGTTATACCATTTGTTATGTGAAATTCAGATTACGGTGGCGAAACGGACGATTCTTTTGTACCGCAAAATGAGCTTAAAGAAAATACTATTATTCCCCCAGATTTTAAAGAAATATCTGATGCACGCCTATTTATACCTAAAAATAGTAACATTGACCCTGATAGAGATGTATGAAAGCAATTAACGGAAAAAGGCCTAGACAATCTTGCGTATGTAAACATGGGTAACTCTAAAGTCGCAAAGCTTTCGGCTTTAAAAAATTTTTGCACCAAAGCCCTAAATAAACCATTAAACCTATTTTTGATTCCTAATGCAAAAGTTTATAATGGACGTACACTTTTTGATTGTGATGGTTTTAGAAAAGAATTAGAATTCATGAATTCTAAAAATAAAATTGAAGCCTATACATATGGCCCTATGAATGCTATTCTTACGACTTATTTTCCAGCAATTGAAAATTTCATCGTAGTACCACAAAGCAAAGAAACTGATGGTGAAGTGGATTTCTTGGTTAAAAAATGAGATAAAACATTACAAAAAAATATTATCTTATGTGTTGTTGAGTCAAAGGCGGAGAATAGTAAATATTCGTTAACCAGAACGTATTCACAGGCAATACAGTATGCCAATAATAATCATGATATTGATGATTGTTATGTTATAATCAATAAAGGTCCTTATATTTCAGTAGGTGCATACTTGCAAGATTATCATACTTCTATGGGTAATTACGATCAAAAAGGTATATTTTTTGATGGTTATATTGGACTAGAATTAGGGGAAAATGGGATTAAGCAAGTGGGACAGAAGAACACTTTTTATCCGCAACATAAATTGTACAAAATGGGAACTGATCTTGCACAAAAATCAGCAATACACTATTTAATGGAATTAATTAAATATGGTACTCCCGATAGAAGGGATTATGATTATTAATAAATTTTAGTAATAGATAAAAATCTATTTATTATTTTTGTATTTTTTATCTTGTCCAAAGTTATGTTGTTAAGGCTGTAATGTAATTAAATAAAAAACAAATTGTTTTTCTTTACCAAAAAAAAAAAAATAAACATTGCATTTCCACTATGTACTAAGTATGGGAGCTGTTTTTGCCTTATTTAGTGGATGATATTTCTGAATTCCTAAAATTCTTGGATTAGATTATAATTTATTATATTCTAAAGCTCATTTCTGAGTGTTATTCGCAGGGGTTAATTTAACTTTTTTTCCTCAACATTTCTTAGGTCAAGTAGGCCCTTTATTATAGAAATATAACAATTTGCACAACACTGTATGCTAGAAAATCTATTAGGTAGTTGGCACTATAAATAGACAATTAGCAGGAAACCAATTAGTGATTCTTATTATATATTTGCTTTAAGATACGTCTTTTTCAGATATTGATAAGATGAGATGTAGGGATCTTCAGAGACTATACGTGTTGCAACTTAAAAGTTGAAGAAATAGTCCGATAAGCATAGTAATATGCTTAATTATATCTTGCTACTTGTATATATATTTAGCTATTTACTTTATTATAATTTATTAATAAATGGTAAAGAAGATTCTAAAAGAAATTCTAAACAACTTGATAGTTCAGAAGTAAACAGTTATCCTGAACCTGAACAAGATCCTAACTCTGGACCTGAACAAGATCCTAACTCTGGACCTGAACAAGATCCTAACTCTGGACCTGAACAAGATCCTAACTCTGGACCTGAACAAGATCCTGATCAAGACGATTTTATTCAGAAATCAATAAACAATAATAATTTAATAACTATTGAGCATAAACATAAACTTAGTGAAAAATATCTGTTAAATTTGTCTAATTTAAATTATTCTACTGCCTCCCCTATATATAATTTTTCAAAAGATAAAAATACTCTTTTAAATGAATATAGAAATAAAAGTGGTATTTACCTTATACATAATAATATAAATGGTAAAAGATATATCGGTAGCGGTATGGATTTAAGTAAAAGACTTGCTACCTATTATTTCCCTTCTCGTTTGTGTGATGGGCGATATATTTCTAATTCTATATTGAAATATGGACATGGTAGTTTTTCTGTTGTTATTTTAGATATTTTAAGTAATACTAGTTCATCAATAAAAAAAGATATTCTTAGTAAAGAACAAGAATATATTGATTTATATAAACCTGTATATAACTTAAACCCTATAGCAGGGTCAAGTATGGGTTTCAAACATTCAGAAGAATCTAAAAGACTTATATCCGAGTTCCGTAAAGGTAAACCTTTGCCTGATGAAACTAAGAAAAAACTTAGTGCATTGTTTTCAGGTGAATTAAACCCATTTGGATCTAAAGTTCACTCTGCTGCCACTTTAGAAAAAATGAGTAAATCTAAAGTGGGTAAATTAAATCCTATGTTTAATAAGGAAAAATCTAAGGAGTTTATTGAACATATGTATAAAGATAGAACGGGTCCTAATAATCCTATGTTTGGTAAACCTAAAAGTAAAGAAACATTAGACAAAATGAGCAAAAAGGTATATGTTTATGACAGTAACAAAGAATTTATTATACTTTATGATAGTATTAAGTTTGCTGTAAAGGATTTACATATAGCAGCTGAAACTATTAAAAAGTACTTAGATACAGATAAAATATACAAGAATAAATACTTTTATTCAAAATTAAAATAAAATTGTTCTTAGCAAGATATAACAAATTTGCTACAAGGAATGCCACGTCGGGTAAGTGATTACCCTGATGCTTTTACAGGTTGAAACTTTATTAGTAGTATTGGTTCAGTTATATCTGTAGCTGCTACTGCACTATTCTTACAAATAGTGTATTTACAACTTGTAAAAGGTAAAGCTATTTATGGGTACATTTGAGCAGTTCCTCAACTATTTAGTGATTATTACCGTATACTTAAAGATAGATGTTCTCCTGGTTTAGAATGAGCTTTACATAACCCACCTAAACCACACGCATTTACTAGCTTACCTTTACAAAGTCATGTACCAGAATCATGTGCAAGTAAGAGTGCTTTTCACAGATGAACACAGTATTTCATGACAAAAGGTGCAGGTAATTGTCACAATTGTGATGTATCATTGGAAAATATGAATACTAACCCATTTCATGTTTGTTCGGAGTGCGCTGCTTACATATGTAATGAATGTAAAAAAGCTTTCTTTTCTGACTCAGGGTATAATACCATAACAAAAAGTTTATTACCTTTCGTAACAGGCTCTATTATAAGACTACCTATAATAGAAGCATTATTATTTAGTTTATTCAATGACGTTTCATTTGCTTCATTTATGCTTTGTATACAACCACTATTATTAGCCTATAAAATATATAGATTACCTAGTAGAGTAATGAGAATATGATCTCTACTTGTAAGAATTTATAACTTTATTATTACTAATAAAGTAATTCGCTCTAGTATTTTAGGGTTTGTTGTAGTTAGTACATTCTTACTGTTTATAGATGAATGTAGCTGTGATGCACCTAGAGCTTGAGGACTTTACTTCCAAGATAGTGCTAGTCCACAAATGGAAGCTTTAGTAGAGTTACATGATGATATTATGTATTACTTAGTTACTATATTACTTAGTGTGGCTTGAATACAAGGAGCTATCATTAAATATTTTAATAGTACTAAATATCCTATTAGTAACAAATATCTTAACCACGGTAGAAGTGTGCCTGTTCAAAAGTGTTCTAAGATTAAATGAAACAGCTTATTAAATTTTAATATATTTTCCGTACGCAACCCTTTAAAAGTGCGAGCTTATTCTACTTATATCTCTAAAGATAACAGTGATTCTAGTTCCCTAAAGGGAACTCATTTTTTATTTATAAAAAATAGTAATGGCCAGATTACTCCTTCTGTAGTCTATGAAGATGCTTATTCAATGAAAAAGGCAATCTTAAAGGAAAACGAAGGTAAAGCAGGGATTTATATGTTAACTAATAAACTCACAGGTGATATTTACGTAGGACAATCTATTGATCTCCGTAAAAGATTCATTAAATACTTTAACTTAAGCTATATAAATAGTCGGAAAGAGCTTATAATAAGTAGAGCCTTAATTAAATATGGGTATTCAAATTTTTCTGTGACTATATTAGAGTATTGTAATGAATCTGACTTAGATGTCAAAGAACAATACTACTTTGATACTCTAAATCCTCAGTATAATATTCAAAAAATAGCCGGTGGTAGCTCTAAAGGCTTAATATTGTCTGCGGAAACTAAAGCCAAAATCAGTAAATCTCTAAAGGGAATATATAACTCCTTCTTACCTAGAGTAACTACCATTACTAAACGTACTTATAGTTCTCAATCTGATACTAATGGTTTACCTAAGTCTCCTCGGTCAAGAGTGTTAGCTCAGAACTTAGGAATAAATCCTATATTTTATGAAGATAGTAGCAGTTTAAGAGAACTTATCCTAAAAGAAAACAAAGGTAAATCTGGGATTTACATGTGAACCAATAAAATTACCGGTGATATTTATGTAGGGCAATCCGTAGATCTTGCGGAGAGATTAAAAAGATATTATTATCCTAATTATTTAGAAAAAAATAAAAGTTTACTTATTAGTAGAGCATTAATCAAGTATGGTTATTCTTCTTTTTCTATTACTATTTTGGAATATTGTGAAAAATCTGAATTAAATGAAAGAGAACAATATTATTTGGATAATTTAGAGCCCGATTATAATATATTAAAAACTGCAGGTAGTTTTTTAGGTTATACTCTTACAGATGAGGATAAAGAAAAGATAAGTAAAGCTTTAAAAGGAATAAAGCGTAGAGAGGATACTAAAGAATTAATGAGACAAAAAGCTTTAGGTAGAAAACACTCTGAAAATGTCCTACTAAAAATGAGTACCCAGCGAGGAACTCCTATTAATCTGTACGAAAAATGTGACTCTTCTGGATTTAAATTAATAGGAAGTTTTGTTTCATATAGAAAAGTTGCTAACTTTTTAGGTATGTCTCATTCTACCGTCATTAAATATGTAAATTCAGGGGCGATATATAAAGACAGGTATAAATTTTCTACGCGTTAGATTTTCGCGGCTTGAGATCACAAATAAACTGAGTAGTGCGACTATTATCGACTATGAGATATAATTGCAATTTTTCTTTCTCTTGTTATTGGTATGGTCGCTCTATGAGTGAAGAAACTAAAAAACTTATGAGTTTAAAAAAAATAGGTGAACTTAATCCTTTATACGGAAAATCTCATAGCAAACAATCTAAAGAACTAATGAGACAAAAAGCTTTAGGTAGAAAACATTCTGAAGAAACTAAATTGCTAATGAGCACAAAAAGTGGAAATCCATTGAATGTATATGAAAAATGTTCATCTGAAGGATTTAAGTTAATAGGAAGTTTTGTTTCAGCCAGAAGAGCTGGTAAACTTTTAGAAATAAGTGGAAGTACTGTTGTAAGATATATGAAATCAGGGGCGATATTTAAAGACAGATATAAATTTTCGTCCCGATAATAAGCAATAAGCTTAGAAAAACTATGAGTTTAATTTCACTGAATGCTGGAAGGTTCTAAAGCCTTTGATACTATAATTATCTTCCCTGTGTACAACGGGAGCCTTAGGTACCTAGAGTACTCTAGCGGGTAGGTTAATAATTATCAGTGATAACTCTTCTCCTACGGAGGGCTATGCCATAATTAGGCGACCCTCTACCGTCAAATGTAATGATGGTAGGCGGGAAAGGATGTAACAATGAATAACCTAGCAGGAAACCAAAATAATAATTATTTATATTATGAGTAGGTAATCCCCAGAGACTAAACGTGAAATATCCTGTTGATTAACTGGATAAAGATATAGTCCATATTTTTGACACTTATCGAATTAATCTGAACCATCACCCCAGCACTAATCTTGGTATTAATAGCTTTCCCTTCATTTAAACTACTTTATCTTATGGATGAAGTTACAGATCCATCCTTATCTGTATTAGCAGAGGGTCACGGTGGCCCTAAACCGTATACTATAAAAATTTAGTTAGTTTAATATATATGGTAGTCGTGAATTACAACGAAAGCGATTTTGTTATTAATTAAATTATAAGATTCTAGCTAGATTCTCTAAAAGAAAAGGCTCTTGAATTTTCAGAAGTGAGCCGTCTGGAATCTAATAAAACCAAAAAAAACCCATTTTTTTTGTTCGGCGACACAAGTGAAAATAGTTAATCTGTTTTTAGTAGAAGGGGTAATAGCTAAAAACACAAGACTATCAGTAAATTTTATTTATTGCAACAGACTGGGCCACTTGTGGGTGTTAATTTATTTAATGCTTAATGTACAGTCGGAATCTATTATTATTTTTATTAATAGGTATGCATAATGCAAATTTATCTTTGAGAGCTAGAACTTTTCTAGCCCTGTTTTCTAGACAAATCGTGACTAAATATAATATTTATAGCCGACACTTTCATATTAAGACTTTTACTCAAAATAGAATAGGTCCTCATAATCTTGACGTTATAAGTGTTTTAGTGGGTTGTCTTCTCGGTGATGGTCATGCTAGAATAAGTAAAGCTAAAGTAATTGGTACAAGGTTTCGTTTTAAACAAAGTGGTCGTCATAAAGACTATTTATTCTTTTTATATAATTTTTTTTGAATAAGAGGTTATTGTACTGATGCTGGTCCTAAACAATACAAAACCATTCTTATTAATTCTTTAAATGCAAAAAAAATTCATTATGGCTATGAATTTAGTTTATATACATTTAGTAGTTTAAATTGACTTTATAATTTGTTATATGTTGATGGTATAAAAACTATTAAACCTGAACTTATTAATTATTTAACACCTATGTCTCTTGCCTTTCTTATTATGGATGACGGGTGTTGAGTGGGAGGATCTAAAAGTGTTAGAATAGCTACCAATAATTTCACTAGGGAAGAAGTTGAATTACTTAAAAGTATGTTTGAAACTAAATTTGGTTTAAACTGTACTGTACAACTCTTATCTAAAAAAGGAGGAAATACTCCTAAAGATAAGTATTCTATTTACGTAAAAGTAGCTTCTATACCTAAATTAAGGGAGTTGGTTCTACCTTATATGCACCCTAAAATGTTGTATAAATTAGGTTTATAGTATTGGTTTTATTTGTCTTTATAGAAAGAATTCACTAGTAATTAATACAGAACAAAGTTTATATGTAACGACGCCAACCAAGTAACATACAGAAAACTGTTTTACCCTTATTATAGTATGCAAACACCTTAATTTCATAAGTTTTTCGGTATATCTACAAAAATATAATAAATTTACATCAATGATATTGAAGCTACGAATATCCAGATTTCCTAAATAGTGATGGAGATTTTGTAGAGTTTGATTCTTATTTAGTTCCAGAATCTGATTTAGAAAAAGGAGCTTTAAGAATGCTAGAAGTTGATAATCGAGTTATACTTCCTGAAATCACACACACTAGATTTATTCTTACTGCAGCAGATGTTATTCATTCATTTGCTATACCTGCCTTAGGTATAAAATGTGATGCATAAAAAAATAATGTTTGTAGGCTATTCATTATATGTGCTAAAGAGCCAAACTCCGGGGAAGCCCTAAACCTTTAGTAACCAAGGTAATTAAGGAAACTTATTACTGGCCTGATTAATGACTCAGGATAAGGTAAGATCACTAAAGATGATGGTAACAGAAATGGGCGATCGCGGATCTAAATCAGTAATTACTGTAAAAGAGCAACGAGTAGACGGTTCTTCAACACAGACTTTAGTGTTGTAAGGTGTACTCTAGTCGCCGGGATAACCGGTTCTAGAACTAAATATACTAAATAGTATTAACTATTTATAAAATAACTCTAGATTAAAGTTACTACAACGGCCTGACCTATTATTAGGCATAAGTTGTTGTACGATTTTTTTACTAAATATAGTTTTATATTATTAATAATGTTTTTATCTTTAAATAAACTATATTATTTATTTAGTACAATCAATATACAACCGACATCAAAATTTGACACTAGTAAAGTAGAATCTGCTTTTAGTAAAAGACAATATATAATAGGACCTGCAGGTACTATCTCCGCAGGGTATGCCCTCAGGTATCCCAAAGGGGATCCCTTCGGGATAGGTTTTAATAAACGTCCAGCTGTAAGTATGTTTAATATGAAATGTTCTAATTCTAACCAATTAAATTGATTATCTAGATTTGAATCTAGTTTAGCTACATTTAAAAAAGAATATCGTCCTAATTCTTTAGCTTTAGAACATATTAATAGCGGTAATCCTACTACTAGTGAGATTCTAAATAGTGTATTACTTAATCAAAAAGTTTCTATATCTCAAAAGGAATTAGACCAACTTTTATCTCTTCCTAAGGTAAGCTTTGATTTACCTATAACAAATCAAACTTATCCAGCCTTATTAGAATTAATAGGAAAACCATCCTCGAAACGTAGTAATGCAGGGGTATATGTTTTTTCACATAAATACTCAAGTAAAAAATATGTAGGATCTAGTAATGATTTAGGAAGAAGATTTAAACAATACTTTGAGAAAAATGCATTATTTAATAATAAAGATACTGGTCTACTATTACCTATGTTAGAAAAGGAAGAATTGAAAGCGTTTAGCTTAGAAGTAACCGTTATACCTTCTTCTTACTCTAAGTATTCTCACTGTTTTTTAGAGCAATATTATTTGTTAGATGCAAAATTTAATTTAAATACACATAAAATAGTTAATTTTAGAATGAATCAAGGGTTTAAAATATATTTATATGATATAGATTGTAAAATTTTATATCATTCAAGTAACTCTTTAAATGCTTTTCTGGCAGATTTAGGAATACACCATACTTCATATAAAAAACATATAAATAATAATGATAATCCTTATTTGGGTTATTTTATTATTTCTAACACATTAATTACAGAAGCAGTTCCAGCGGGCTTAACAGAACTGCAGGTACGGGAATTAATAGTTGAACGTAGAAAAATAAGTCTAAATAAGTTACATTTATCTTATGGTAAATCTATCGAAGTATTAGATTCTAATACTAATACTATAAAAATTTACGATTCTACATATAAAGCTGCAGCTAGATTTGGTTTCAGCAGAAGTACTTTAAGAAACTATATATCTAGTGGTAAAGCTTATAAAAACCGTTATATATTTAAATTTACTACTAGTGATAAAAATATTAATTAATTTTGGGTTAAAGTTGTAGAACGACCCAGGTAGATCTGGGATTGAGAACCCCATAATATAAATATGCCTGGCTGTGGGAGACCCCACACTAAACCGTCAAATTGCGGGAAAGCCTTAAAGCTATTTCAACCAAGTAAGAGTGGTAACACATTTTATGGCTCACGTAATGAATTGAGGTACGGTAACATCGAAATAGATGCACGTAAGGAAATAGGTAATCCGCAGCCAACCACCTTACCCTAGCCAAGGTGGGCAGTTCATCGACTAAACGTCGGTTGATTTTTAGCATTATATACTAAATATATGCTAATTAATTTAAGATATAGTCAAACCCTATCCGAAAGGATACAGGGTAATTTCTATCATATCTAAGCTTACCCTGTGCGGGGCTTTAAAATTCGTTTATAAAAGATATATATTATAGACTATCTAGCTATCTTTAGCTTTCAAGCGAAAAAAAAATAAACCTGAGGTAAGACTTATAAAAAGTATAGTTGATTACCCGTTAATTGGATAATTTGTGCTCTCTTTATTAGCACTCTTTATTTAGGGGTAAGAACCGGTATCCTAACTCGTCCCTATAAATATATAGGGCAAAAGGGTATATTTGATATTAAAGGAGCGCCTACCGGTAACCGACTTTTTCACCGGCGCCCGTAAGGTTTATCCTAAGAGAAAAGATTTTTTTTTAGCAAAAAGAGCAGTTAGCCTTTCGCCTTGTTTTTCACGGGCACGGGAGTTTACATCTTCATCGTCACTTAAACAACGGTCAAATTTGGATAGTATTTTGGATTCTTTTCACTTGTTCACAACTAGTCAACGCCACCCTAATATCAAAAAATGTTCTCAAATATTATTAAGAATGTATAACGGTCATACCGATCCTGTTGTAAAACTATTTATACAAAATAATTGTTTACATTTAATATCGTTAGATAAATTTACTAAGAAAATAATTCAAAAAGATTTTGTAGAATATGTGGTAGATGGTCCGGATAAGTTAGGGCATCCTAGTTTGTATACAGGAAAGTCAGGTTGCTATATTTTTTTGTGTTTAAAGACAGGTGATTACTATATAGGATCGGCTATTTGTTTATATACTCGTTATAAGACGCATAAGGTTAGAAGTAGCAGACCTGAAAGTGGTGGTTCTACTTCTTTATACATTTCAGTTCGAAAACACGGATGGCATAATTTTATTTGAAGACCTCTTATAATTACTAATAACTATATAAACAACTTTACTAAGCAAAACCCCGAACATGAATTAAGCTTAGAATCCTTGTTTATGTTACGATCAATCACACAATTTGAGGTTAGATTATACGAACAATTTTGGTTGACTCGTTCTAGACCCGAATTAAATAGTAACTATACTGTTGTATTTCCTTTTAGTAATATGGAAAAAAGTGCTTATCTGACGTATGATAGTTCTAAACCTATAGAAGTAAGAGTGGGAGATAATACCGAATTTTTAATGAAATTTTCATCAAAGAACAGAGCGGCTGTTTCATTAGGAATTCCTAAAACTACTCTAGATAGATACATTAACTTGAAAAATTTCACAATATATAGCCCTGTTTTAGAGATGGATGTTTACTTAATAGATCCTTCGAAGCCTTTATCAGAAGATTCCCCTAGTTACACTACTACGGATGGAGTGATGGCTATAACAGGAGTTGATATATATGCTTTGGCAAAAGGTAAACTTTTTGCTCTTTTACTAGACAAAAAGTCTCTTTTTGGTGTTTACGATAATCCAAGTAAAGCTGCCAAGAGTCTGGATGGTAAATCGGATAGCAGGTATATTAGTAGATATATTAACCTAGAACGACCAGTAGTAGTGGGGCAAGATAAAACACCTGTTTATTTTGTCATGAACCCTGATTGGAAATCGGATGTAGTAGGACGAATAGCTGCTCGACCTAGTGGGCGAAAAAAATCTAGGTTGTCTAGATCTATTGTTTTAGTAGATGTATTAAATCAAAGTGCTTTAGTTTTTAATACAGTCTCCGATTTGTCAAAGTATTTAGGTAGAAAGTCTCTGACGAATACAGCGTATGTTAAAAATTATATGAACCCTACTAAGTTATATAAAGGTCGTTATGAGTTTCATTACCAAAATGAATTTACAGGGACTATTACTGGTAAGGGTCCATCGTCATTATAATCATCATTTTACGAATTAATGAGGATCTAGCCTTGCGCTTTTTCCTCTAAGTATGTAGATAGAAGTTATCTGTTAAATGGATAATGTTAGGTTATTAGCTTAGCTTTATTTAGGGAGAAGTACCCTAACTCGCCCCTATAAGTATATAGGGCAAAAGGGTAGATTTGAGATTGAATCAATTTTCTGTCCTAATTAATAGATTAGGTACATTTTATGGTTGGAATAATTTACTCGAACATGTTTATTGTCATAAAAGTTTTATTTTTATAATAATTCCTTACGTAATTAGAAGAAAAATAGGTTATTCTAATAGTTGTTTATTACACAGTGGAATTATTATGCCTAATTTAGCTAGATCCACTTTTGGTGGCAATATGCCCCCTAAATTCGTTTCTGTTTTAAACACCTGTGGTAAACAGATTAGATGAAATTCGACTAATAATGTTAACTCTGCAGAGCTAGACATTAAACCAAAAGCCTTTGAGTCTAAAACCCAGCCTCTTGACTTGAATAGGGGCTTTGTGGAAAAATTAGCCTTAGATCATATTAATAGCGGAAATGTAACAACACATTTAGTTATTAATAAATTACTTTATAATCAGAAAGTTTCTATTAGTGCTAACAAACTAAAGGAATTATCTAAAGTTAAAGGTATAAAATTCGATTTACCTATAACTAATGATAATTTAAAGAATTTTCATAACTTGGTAGGTAAATCAAAACATAAAGGTTTTGCAGGAGTATATATTTTTGAACATAAAGCCTCTAAATCTATGTATATTGGTTCATCTAATTTGCTTAGACGTCGTATGGAATATTATTTTAAAGGAGATTTTCCTTTAAGAGGTAAATTTCTTCCTATTCTATACAAGGAAGGTCTTAGTTCCTTCAAACTTGAAATTTTTAAATTGGATAATAATTTATTTAAACCGCAAGATGCTTTACTCCTAGAACAGTATATGCTTTTAAATAAACATTATGACTTAAATACATTAAGAGTTGTAAATTTTGGACCTTCCAAGGGTAAGTCTATATATGTTTATAATTTAGATTGTACAATACTTTACTATAATGCTCAATCACAAATCAGTTTAAAAAGAGCCTTAGGTATACATCAATCTTCTTGTGTTAAATTTTTAGACACTAATATTCCTTATCTTAATCGTTTTATTTTATTAAGTTTTCCTGTGTCTTATGCTATACCTAGTAGTATAGAAGTTAAGGAATTAAAAAATATAATGGACAAAGAACGTCGTTTTAGCTATGAATTAGGTACTCGAAGAAGTATACCAGTTATACTTGAAATTAAAGAAGGTAATACGTTTGTAAATCTAGCTAAATTATCAAATTCAAACAATAAACTAGAATTTAATTCTTTAACATCTTGTATTGCCTATTTACATTCTATAGGTCTAAATATTAAAAGGGATACTTTATCTAAATATATAAAACAAGGCAAGGTCTTCCATAATTTTTCTGGTAAATATTTAGATCAACATTACCTGGTTAATAATGAAAGATGTCTAGGAGAAAAAGAAAAAATAGGTTTATATATTGAAGAGTACAAAAAAAATAGGATATCTTCAGAAACTATTAAGCAAGTAAATAAAAAAAATAAGCCCCTTATTGTTAAATCTATATCTGATTATAAGGAGGAATCCTTTTTAAGTATAACGGATACAATTAAATATTTTGAGACCCAAGGTATTAAATTGGACCGAAAAATGCTTTATATTTATCTTAAAAAGGGAGGAGTTTATAAAGGATTTACATTTAAATATGTTCAATAGTAATCTATTATATAATCAAATTATGCAGAGGATAACTAATTAGTTAAGCTAATTTCGGTATCTAGCTCCTTCAGATGCTTGTATCATTAAGGAGCAAAGTTCCAATCGTAAACTAGGCGTTGGGTAATAAAATAAAATTCTTATCGACAATAAAGTGTTCTTGTAGTAAAATAAGGCTAATAAAAATAGTTCTTATTATAAATCTGGCCAAAATCAGAGTGAACCTCTGGTTATAAACCATCAAAATCGACGGGAACTCCCTAAAGCAATCTTAACCAAACAAGAGTGGTAACACATCTTGTGGCGCAGGTAATGACTCGCGGTAAGGTAAAATCAAGATTTGATAATTCAATGGGTAATCCGCAGCCAAGCACCAATTTTTGGTTTGAAAAAAAAAGGGGTGTGCAGTTCATCGACTAAATGTTGGTTGGCGCAAGCTTAAGATATAGTCAGACCCCACTCAAAAGAGTGCAGGAGAACCTCTAAAAGTATTATATAATTTTATGTTCTCTGTTAAATGGATATAAATAAAATTTATTTATATTTAGGGAGAAATACTCTACTTTGGTTTTGATAAGACCCTGGTTTAGTAGAGTAATTTGCAATGTTCAGAGATTTGTGGTATATTACATAGTTCTATGCCTATCGTTGTAGAATCTGTATCTTTAGAGGGTTTTCTCTCCTGGTTACATGAGCAGTAAAGAATTTATTAGTTTTTTAATTGACGCTATCGATGCTGGTTACATGAACAGTAAAGAATTTATTAGTTTTTTAATTGAGGGTGTCGATCCTGATGATTACTCTAATCCTAGTGGAGATGACTCTAACCCTAGTGGAGATGACTCTAATCCTAGTGGAGATGGGTTTGATCCTAGTGGAGATGGGTTTGATCCTAGTGGAGATGATCCTAATCCTAATGGAGATGGTCCCGACGGCGGAAGATCAGGTAAAGGTAAGGGTAAGGCGAGAGCTACCACTCCTGAACAATGAGGTAAAATTGATTATGATAATGATCGTTTTGAAGCTGACAATGATCGTTTTGAAGCTGACCTTGAAAAAGCTAGATTGGAGTCTTTGAAAGATATTGAAGAAGGATCTGAACGTGGAGAATCATCTAAACAAGGTGGAGAATCATCTAAACAAGGTGGAGAATCATCTAAACAAGGTGGAGAATCATCTAAACAAGGTGGAGAATCATCTAAAAAACCTACAGAATTTGCTCCAGAAAAAACTATGGAAGATGTAGATTCTAAATTAAAGGAATACGATATGGCTAAAATGTACCGTATTAATACGATACGTAAATTCAATGATATCATAGAAGCGATAAACAAAGATGATATGGATGAAAGACAAAAAGAATATTTACTAAATGAATCAATTAGACTTAGAAGTCTCGTTGAGGAATATAGTAAATATGCCGAAAACTTAAAAAATGAGCTAGATATACCTTCATCTGAAGAGAATTACAGTGAAGATTATAGCAGTGAAGATTCTTCTTCATCTGAAGAAGAATCCAGACCTTCTAAACGCCCTAGAAACTAATATTTGCAATTGTTTCTATAAATTCAATGAATTGATCTAAATAAAAAAAAACTGTTAGATTACAGTTACTTGTTATGAAAAATAAAAAAAAAAAATAGTATAACAGATCCCCTTTTAAGGGAAATTGCATTCTAATTATAGTAAATGGTTTTGGCCTGGCTTTGGCCTGGTTTTGGCCTGGCTTCATTGGCTTTTGCCTGCCAGAATAGTTATTATATTTGTACAGCAATTTGGGAGAAGATGAAATTTAAAGCCCAAAAAATAAATTAGCTCATGCCTATTCTTGTGGGATTGTAATCTTTAATTAATTACTGTCTTATATTTGTACAGCAATCAGTGGGATAAGATAAAATTAATATTTGATAAAAGGCAAGGGTGTTTACCAAAAAAAATAGGTTAGTTTTACAATTTAACTTTTTACATTTAATAATTTATTTCATAGTCTATATAAATTTATAAATTACTTATTGCAACATTACAATTTTTCCTGATTACAGCTTTCCTAATTACAATTTTTCGTAATGGAATCCAATAATTAAATAATATATTTCATGTTAAATATATTCAAAAAAAAAAAAAAAAAATATAATAATAAATTATTAAAAAATAATAATAATAATATTAAAATAAAAAAAAAATAAAAAATAATAAATAAATTTTTTAAAAATAAATATAAAAACATTATTTTT